GCCTGACAGCTAAGAGTTTCCCCATGACTACAAATGTAGGCAATCGGGGCTCAGGGGGCGAAGCTCTGCGGAATGTAGGAAGGGGATTTCCCCTCGGAAGCTCAGAATAAAATAAAAACACTCTACGATTTTCGATTATAACGAACGCCTAACCCCCGCTGACTGTTGAAAACTACGCAAACGATATCCCCACCACATCATTCGAGCGGCGCATAATGCAACTCTGAGTGATGAGAAAACTAAGAAGTCTGAGGATTCGGGGTAAGAAATAGAAGGAAGGCTGTGGAAATGCTGTGGAAAAAAGGCAAATCAGCGTAAACGAGCCGTATTATTCTGCGGATATTCTGTGGAAATGCATTAAACTAGGGCCTCCAGAGGGCGGTAAGGGGGCGTACCAGACCCACTTTGACCGGCTCGACGGTGCCGCTGAAGAGAGCCTAGTAACGTCGGAGCCGTCTGAGAAATTTTTATTCTAGAAATTTTCTTAGCTAAATTATTTTCTTCAAGTAGGACCCATAAAGTTGACTACACCTGTAGTCACACTATTCTCCAAGTAGGACCCATAGAGGACCCTATCCGGTATCCAGAAAAAATAGGACCCTGCCCAATATCCAAAAAATTTTCCAGGAATTATCTACTGAGGGAAAGAGGGACAAGGGGGACTATAGGGGGTATAGGGAGATAGAGAGTAACGAACAAGGAGACGTTAGTCTCCGTAGTGAGTCAGTAGACTATACTAACTATAAGAGGAGAGAGTCAAGAGAGAACTATAAATTCTTCAGATAGATCTCTTACTCTTCTTCCCCGAGACGAAGTCTTCTTCTTCTTCCCCGACAAGGTACGATAGTACCGTAAGTATACCTAAATGAATCTTAACCATCAGAGGAATATTTGGCGTAAGTATCGGTCTTAGCTTGTGAAGAGGGGCCGACCGGACGGGTCGCCTCGGCAACCGACGCTCCAGGAGCTACTCGACATGCCTAAGAAGACGACCATCAAGCTCGGCCCATTCGCGAGTTTCAAGAAGTACCTTGACTCAGGAGAGGCACAAAAGGCTCGTAAGAGTTCAGGAGTCCGCAAAAGCGTACACTCCAAGTTCTCAGAAGTCCTTGCTAGCCGACTGAGTGATGCTAAAAAAATCGCGAAAAAGACTGAGACAGCCGCCGAAGAGTTGGACCCTCAAACTGAAGCCTTGATCGAGGCGTTCGCTTCAGGAGCTTCACTTGATACTCTGCTAGAGAAGTTCAACATAGGCGCGGAGCGATTCGTAGAGATCGCCCGTAACCCTGAGCTTGTCGAGCGGATCGTTGAGGCCAAGAAGGGGCTGTCACTGCTGGAGTTCTGGTCTACTGTGCCGGATACTCTAGCTACGTTCACGAACACTGCCGCTCCGGCAGATGCCATTAGTGCCATGAAGCTATGGCGTGACATCGTCGGGGTGAAGAATTCCAAGTCCGGCGGTACCGTCAATTTGGCGATGATCTTCGATATGGCGGTCGAGGCGCTGGACGGAAGGGGTGAAATCGTAGACGCCGAGTTCACGGAAGTGCCAGAGCGTGAGGAACTACCACTACTGGAGGCCGCATACGATGGCGAAGATTCAGAAGACTAAGCAGACTGTGCAGCAGCTACTCGCAGACATCGCAAGATGGCGTGAGTCCTTTCCTGCATATGCGCGCGAGCAACTCAGAATCATCGATATCAACGGCGACCTTATCCCATTTGAACTCAAGAGGGCTCAATGGCGCTTGTGGACTGAGGTGAAGAAGAAAGTCGATGCAAACGAGCCGGTGCGGATCTATGTACTGAAGGCTCGACAGATCGGGTTCTCGACGCTGATTGAAGGTATTGGCTACTGGTTGGCGACACTGTACCGCTATAAGAATGGTCTGGTAGTGGCACACGACAAGTCAGCCGCTGCTAAGCTTTTCATGAAGATGTCGATCATGTACAAGGCTGCGACATACAGGCCGAAGACAAAGTACAACTCACGCTATTCTCTCTACTTCGCTAACCCGAATGAGGATGGGCCAGTTGGAAATGAGAGTCTGATTCGAGTAGCCTCCGCTGATAACCCGAACGTCGGTGTTTCTGATACCCTCAACTACGTTCATCTGTCTGAGTTGGCTAAGTACGACAAAGTCAACTCGAACTTGACGGCGATGATGTCAAAGCTGAAGCAGGCGATTCCAGCTCGGCCGATGACATTTGTCTTCATCGAAACTACCGCAGAAGGATTCGGGTACGCAAAAGAGCTTTGGGATGACCCGAAGTCAGGGTACGTCAAAGTCTTCGTCTCATGGATTGCTGATGAGAGGTACACTTACAGCGAATACATACGACGAATTGACCCGAATCCAGAGGATCATAGAATTACCTCCGTTCATGACTTGAGTGACAATCCTGACGGAGACTACGGGGATGAGTTATTCTACCTCCCTAAGATCGCGAAAGAGCTGCGCTACTGGTATCCCGAGCTGTCGAAAGAACAAGTAAGAGCTGAGATCCTGCGCCGGCTAGCTTGGCGTCGATGGAAGATCGATGTCGACATGGAAGGCGCACGAGCTGAGAAGTTGAGACTCTTCAGACAAGAGTTTCCTTCTTACCCCGAGGAAGCATTTCTGACTACTGGAAACTCAGTCTTTGATAACGACCGCTTGTCGAATATCCGGTACGCACTAGACGAACATGATGATACTGGTCGATCGCGTGGGCTGAAAAATCCGGGGCAGCGTTTCCGGTGGGATAGGGACTTGAAGGAGTTCATTCCAACTGATGGAACCGGACAACTGATTGTCTATGACTATCCCAAAGCAAATCAGCGCTACACGATTGGAGTTGACACGTCGCAGGGCCTTGCAGATTCTGACCCTGGCGCAATTCAGGTGCTGTCAGCTCGGGAGCTAAAACAAGTCGCTGTGCTGTCTGGCCGCTTGGCTCCATCTGAGTTGGCTGAAATGGCAAACTGGATTGGTCGTTGGTACAATACAGCGTGGATGGCTGTAGAGGTAAAAGAGGAATCTGGTGCTGTTGTTAGCTACAAGTTGGCAAATGAGATGCACTATCCTCTACTCTATAGGCGAGAGATCTTCGATAGTAGGACTCGCAAGTATGTTCAGAAAGTAGGCTTTGCCACTAGTCGTGGCAACAAGCCTGTGCTTGTGCATGACTTGAGAGATTTGGTTCATGATGATGAGTTCATCTTACAAGATCCGCCTACGCTGTTGGAAATGATGTACTTCATTGAAGACGAAGGGGAGTTTGCCGCAGCACAGGGCAAACATGATGACCGTGTGATGGCTCTTGGGTTGGCAGTACAGATGATGATGCAGGCTAACTTGCATCACACATATGATGCCTACCAAGAAGGCGGCAATGGTATGGAGCCTCAGTACGGAACCTTTGCATACTTCAAGGATCAGATGGACAAGGCGCAAGGCACTGGAAAGTACAAGTCAAACAGGCCACGTAGGAACTTTGGTCACTGAGGATTAGATGGCGAAAGAAACCTTTGAGCGAGAAAAGAGGTCTGGCGAGCCGACGTATAGGCTATGGGGCCAAAAAGTCAGAGCTGCACTTGAGTGGCGCCGTGGCTATTGGAACGGTGACGAGACTTGGCGTCGTGGTTTTCGCCTGTACAAAGGTGACCATTGGAACTCCGGGTGGGACTACGACATGGCTGACTTCGCTTGGATGTTCCAAGCAGTGTCCAGCTCGAATCCACGCGACCAGATCACCGTCAACCGAGTCAACGCTCTAGTTCGAGACTTCGTAGCATTTCTTGTAGCTGGTGAGCCGTACTTCATAGTGAAGCCGAAGCGAGCCCAGGCTGTTGATTCAGCCAAGGCTCAAGGCAATTTGTTGAACTATGAGTGGCGAGAGCATGCCGTTACAGAGGAGATTGAAAAGGTAGCTTACGACATGGCCATCATTGGTCATGGTGTCGTAAAGACTGGCTATGAGATCGAACTAGACGAGAGCGCAGTAGACCCGAAGAAGGGTGTGACTGACTATGACAAGTTCATTCGATACGAGGAGCCATGGGCACGTCGGGTGAATCCGTTCTGGTTCGTTTGGGACCCTGAAGCTCCTGACCTGAGCTTACGAACTGCACGTTGGGCCGCTGAGATTATCTTCCGTCCTATTCAGGATATCGTAGATGATGAGCGGTACAGCAAGACGGTTCGCAGACAAATTGCACAGGGAGTCGAAAGTATCACTACCGTGAAGAGCTTTCTGAATGCTCGTGGTGATCTGACAGGCCAGTACGGAGCCAATGAGCTTGAAAAGCTGTCACGAGGTGTGCTCTATGAGGTGTGGGATTGGAAGTTCAAAAAGCGTTACGTCTTCGCAGACGGAATTGAAAAGCCGCTAGTCGAGGATGACTGGCCGCATGAATACTTGGACGGATTCCCTTACTTGGTTGGGCGTTTCATCTATGTCCCCGATGATCCATTCGGGATCGGCATTCCGTTCTTGGTTGAGGACCAGCAGTTTGAGCTGAATGATCTTCGGTCTAAGAACTTCGCACACCGGAGAAAGTTCAACCGTATGTATCAGCTTCGGCAGAACTCGGTTGAGCCTAGTGAGATTCAAAAGCTGGAGCGAGGAGAGGATGGTACGGTCATCATCACGAATGAGGATCAACCAATTCATCCTGTAGAGGATGCTCCAGAATCTATCGACGTTGACAGAACTGAGCAAAGAATCAACCTAGACATGGAGCATATGTCAGGTGCTGATCAGCTCATTCAGTCAGGGAGGTTGCCGAGCAGAACTAGTGCTACAGAAGTGAATCGCCGAGTACAGATCTTTGGTCGAAAGATCGATCTCATTACGAGATCTCTTGATCGAGTCGTACTCGGGACAGGAATTCAGATGCTGCAACACATCAAAGCGAACTTCACTCGCACTCGTGTGATTCAGAAGATTGGCGTTGATGGTGTTCGGGCTGGATTCGAGGAGTTGAGTATTAATCAGATTCGAGAAGATGTAGGAATCGAGGTCAAGTCTACGGTCGCAAAAAATGTCGATCCAATGATGGAGAAGACGATTGCGATTCAACTTCTCGGAGTTGTGGCACAGCTTCTACAGATCGTCGGGCCTGGACTACTTCAGATGTTTAACATCGTTGAGTTCGTTCGGTGGATCATGGAGAAGTTTGAGATTCCTGATCTTGAGCGGTTCTTCCCTGCGGCAGGTACGCTACCTCCTGAGATAGCGTCGTTACAAGAAGAGATGGAACGGGCACAGATCGCTTCGCAAGGCGGCAATGCTGGAGCACCTCCGTTGAGGGTATCGGCAACATCGTCTGAGTCTGAGCCCTACCGAACAGGAGCGAACGCTAATAGTAATCCAATAGGTGCACTGTTAGGGTTCCTTGGTAACGCGGGGTGATCTGATGCCATTGTATGAATATAAGTGTGAGTCCGGACACGTCTTCGAAAAGCGACGGCCATATGAGCATCGGCATGATTCGTTAGAGTGTCCTATCTGTCATACTCCTATGCGATTGATTCCGTCAGTAGCTTTCATATTTACTGACACGAATCCAGTGGTTGATAGCATTGCTGTTGACGATCGCACAGACTATCAAAAGCGACTTGTTCCTCCTCCTACGCGACGGGAGCTAGAGAAGAAAGGTATTGTTCCCTGGGAGCCGGGCATGGACAAAGACATCAAACAAGCCCGCAAGTATCAGGAGGAGAAAACTGAACGAGGAGTCAAGGAGTTCGTTGAGCGCGAATTCGTTCCCTTGCTTCAAGACTGACCCTACAAAAGGAACTCAGACTGATGGCTAACAAAGAAGAAACGCCGCAGGATCAAGAAACGCAGGTTGACGATTCTCAGGAAACTGAAGAGAGTGGACCGCCGATCAAAGACATTCGTCTCAACGAGCAAGGAGAGATGACAGTCTACTTCGAAGACGAAGAGGAAGGGGATGAAGAGATCCCCAAGGAGTTGCAGGACGATGATTCTCTTTCCCCGAGTGAGCGCATGGCGCGTGCAGTCAAGCGCGGGGAAAAGAGTGGCAACTTCGAAAAGAGGTACAATGACTTGAGACCACACGCTGATCGTCTTGCAGCAGAGAATGACAGGTTGCGTAAGACGATTAGTGATCGTGAGTCTACGATGGGAACGATGAAGCAGCAACTTGATACGTTGCAGACTCAGGTTGCAGCTTTGGTTTCTGGTCGTGGCTCTGATAGTCAGGACGATGAGCCTGACCCTGACAGTATTGAGGGCATTTTCGGAGTCTCAGAGGATGACTTTGAAATT